TTTGCCCGTCAGCGGTCAGCCGCTTCGGTGAGTCGGTGACGGCAGCCGTACCGGATTCGACCACGACTGCCTGTCCTGTCGGCACCGTGACGTTGAACGTGCCTTCCTGAGTGACATTGATGGTGAGCGGAGCCGTGTACGTCCGCGAGATGGGGCACTCGGTCGCCTCTCCCGTACCCTCGGTCATGCCGCAGGGAAGCGTGGCCTCCCATGTTTCGAGGTCGTTCGTCTCCGTGGCGTCGCCGTTGCCGTAGTACAGATACACGACTGTGTCGACGGTGTGCGAGTACGTCGGGATGCGGACATATATCTCCAGCACCTCGTCGTCGGTGTCGATGTAGACGACCTGGCGTTTGAGCTTCGTCTCGCCGTCAGATGCCGTGATGACGATATCGGTGCCGTCGGACAGCACGTTCGCCCACAGGTGAGTGGGCATGTTGTTGTCCGTGAGAACGGCCACGAAGTCCGTCTGTGTTGCCCCGCCCGCCTTGTCCTTGTCCAGCGTGATGGCAACGCGGTACGACCATGCGGGGTCGAGCCAGTCGGACGGACAGCCGCGGGTCCTGCTGACAACCTTCTCCGTGATGGCCTGCGTCGTAGCCGTCTCCGGAGACAGCCGCAATGCCCAGCCGTCAGCGGTGACTGATTTCAGCGCGTACGTCTCGAACGTCAGCTCGCCGCCGTAGCCGGTCCCGCCGAGGTTCGTCGCAAACGCCCTGTAGTAGATGGTTGTGCCGGACGGCAATCCCGTCATGCTGAGACTGAATGAGCCCGCACCATAGTCGCCGGACTCGCTCACAGTGTGGCCGTAGACGCCCGTGACCGTGCCCCACTCGAAGCCGCGAGCCGTGCAGGTGACGCCCTTGCCGCCCGTGTCCACGATGGTGCCGTGTCCGGTGGCCGAGTCCTCGTCGATGTCCGTCGCGTCCTGCGTCGTCACTGACGGCGGAAACGGCGGCGGAGCCAGCGTCTCGAACTGGAGCGTCTCTCCGTAGCCCCAGCCGACCACGTTTAATGCCTTCGCCCGGAACTCGTACGTCGGCTTCGGCTCCAGACTCGGCGTGTACTCGAACGCGCTGAGGCCGTAGTCGCCCGTCTCAGTCCACGTGTGCCACGCGGCTCCCTCTTCATATTTGCGCCACTCGAAGCCGCGCTCGTCGCACTGGAGGCAGTCGCCTAGATCGTCGATGGTGCCGCGCAGTATCGCGCTGTTCTTCTCGATGTTGTCCGCCGCCACCGTCGTCACGGTCGGGACATCGCCGCCGGTGAAGATGTCGTTCCACTCGCCGTAGCCCCATCCGACGCTGTTGTGCGCCTTGGCCCTGACCGAGTAGATCGTATTGGGCGACAGCCCGTCGTACAGATGGTCGAACGCGCCCTCGCCGAGCGATTCCCCCGTCTCCGTCCACAACTCGACGGCGCTCGATGTCTCGTAGTCGTAGTAGTCGAAGCCGCGCTCGTCGATGGCCGGACCGCCGTCGTCTGTGACGTTACCGTTGACAGTCGCCTGAGTCGCGTAGACGTCGGTCTCGTCCTCGGTGACAACGGTTGGTATGACCCATGGCGTGTAGTCGATGATGAGCGAAAGAGACGTGCTCGCCTTGATGAACCAGTCAGGCCGGTGCGGCGTGACCGCCGGTTCGGTGGCCGTCAGGTCGTAGCCCAGCAGGAACAGGAAGGTGGTGAACCCCCCTGGATTGATGGCAGACTCAAGCCCCGCGTCTGGCACGAAGGACTGCTGTCCTGGCCAGCTCTTGAAGTACATCCCCGAATAACCATCCCACGGTATGTCGGAGAACGTCACAGTGGCCAGCACGGTCAGGTCGTAGTTGCTTATCTTCCAGTCGCCGGTGGTCAGCGGCACATGCGGGTAGGTCTCTCCGCCCGCACAGAGATAGCCAGTGATGGAGTCAGTCTCTCCGTTGCCGACAGTCCCCGGGGCGATAGTGACCTCGATGTCGTCGAGCGACGCCTGCTCCGGCAATGTGCTGGTGTCGAAGATGGGGTAGCCGCGGAACAAGGTCCATCCGGCCGTTCCAGCCCAGTAGCTGATGTTGGCGCGGACCGCACCGATCAACCCTTCCGTTGCCGTGGTGCTGTTGCGGAGCGCCACGAACCCGCTTGTGCCCCTAGACCAGATGCCATCATTCGTGTCAGCATAGATGCCTATGTTGAAGCTCGGGTCCACGGTGCAGGGGAAGATTACCCCCTTCGGGAACTGGAGCGTCTTCACGCCGCCGTAAGTGACGGTAAGCCCGTCCACTCGAGGTCTCCCGAGGAGTGCGGGTCGATGACGATAACGCCGCCGGGGTCGGCGTCGAAGACGTACAGCTCGCGCAGTCCGGAGACCGCATTCAGCAGTCGTCGCTTGCAGACGCCATAATCCCATTCAAGCGCCGAGTCGTCCGCTTCGCCCGGGGGGGTCGCCAGCACCGGAGCGGAGCAGCGAACCGGCTTCCCGTCGAGAGTGATGGTCGGCGACCATGTCGTTGTCCGCCCGTCGTAGGTTATCGTGGCGCGTTCGCCGCCGACCGTGGCCTCGTAGGCGTTGTCGCCACCCGCCCAGCCGCCCTTGACCGGCAGCCAGGCGCGGTTTATCGTGCGCCCGTCGGGCAACACGCGCGGGGTCTGTCGAGCCACCATGATGCGCCGGTCGCTCTTGCGGTCCCGGTAGAACTTGGCTGTCGGGTGGGCAACGGAGTAGTCCTCGGCGAACTCCACGTAGTCCGCGTCGATGCCCTTGCGCGCCAGGTGAGCCAGCACCTGCGCGTCAGTCACGCGCAGAGCCGGGGAGGTCACCTTGCGGACACGTTTCTCTGTCATCTACGCGCACGCCGCCAGTGTGCCGGTGATGGTCAGCACCCACACGGAACCGGAGCCTTTCGTGCCCAGGTCCTCGACCTCGCGGCAGAACATGTCGCCCGCGGACGAGGCGTTGAACACGCCCTCTTCGAGCTAGTTCCAGTTGCCGTGGTCGCCGTCGACCGTGGCCTTCCACGAGAGCGTACGCGTCGACCGCGTAGGGTAGCCAACGTCGACCGCCACTCGGTACTTGTTCGCCCCCTGGAGGTCGGTCTGCGTATTGGCGAACGCGGTGTCATCGTCGCCCACGCCGAGGTACGCGTTCGCGTTGCCGAAGTGCGTGATGCTCTCGCCGATGAGCGCCGCCGCCGCCAGTTCAATCGCCCTAAGGCTGAGTCCCCTGGAGCGCCTCCCGTATGTCTGTCTCGGTGAATCCCAGCGCCCGCGCCTGCTCGGGCGTGATGTGCTGGGTCCGGCTCTTCTCGACAACCTCCGGGGCCTCGCCGCGCTGGCGGGCTTCCTCGGAGGTGTACTTCTCTACTCTCGTTGTCGTCGTGAACTCCAGTGTTGCTTTCATATCCCCTCCCTACAGGTACCGCGCCCGGTAGGTGATGTTCACATTGCCGTCGAAGCCCTCGATGGTGAGCGTGTTCTTGACGCCCCCTTTGAGCCTCGGGAACGCGCCCGAGATGTCGCCCATGGAGGCCACGCCCTCCAGCGTCACGTAGAACTGCGCCGAGTCGATGACAAGCCCCTCGCCGTCGCCGATGGTGCCGGTCCACTCGAACGTCTCGGCCGTCGTGCCGTTGGCGATGGTGACGGTGGTGGCGCCGATGGCCGAGCCTGCCGTCAAGGTCCAGACCGGCTCGATGTAGTAGTTGCCGCCCGGAGTCTCGTAGACGGTCTCGGGGTCCTCGTCGACCGTGTGGTCGGAGTCCGTCTCGGTCGTCGAATAGGCGAACGGGTCCGGGCAGACGAACCGCAGCTGCGTCTCCGCGGTGAAGCCCTTGTAGCTGAAATCGGGAGCCGCCTGGAGCTTTGCCAGCCAGTAGCGCCCGGAGTGGATGTCGAACGCGAGCGCCTGCTCGCCCAGCTCGACGTCGAGGATGGCCGCTAGGCTGTCCAGCTTCGATTGCAGGTCAGTAACCGACGTGCCGATGATGACCACGTCAACCACGAACGCCCGCTGCTCGTACTCGGAGTCGAAGTCGTAAGCGCCTGGTCGCCCGACCACGACCGCCTGCCGCAGCCGCGGCGGAGCCATGACCGGATGCAGCGTCGTGTCCAGCACGTGCAGCCCATACGCCGAGAGGTCGGTCCCGCCGAAGCTCATGCTCGTGCTCATGCCGTCCCCCTCGCGCTGCGGGAGCGGTAATTCACCGCCCACGACAGCTCTTGCGATACCTGCTGCACCAGCCTGCGTATGTCGTCGTCGCTCCGCACGGTCGGGTTGTAGACGTTGACCGTCACGCCCTCGCCCTTGCCGACCGGCGTGATGCGCTCAGGACCGGCCTCGCCCGCGAGCGAGTAGCGCCCGCTGCGCATGCCGTACATGAGCGTAGGTTCGTCGATGACGCCGCCTTGGGCGAACGTCTTTGAGATGGTCGGCAGATTGAAGCCGAAGCTCTTGCCGCCGATAGCGGGCACCCACGACGGTATGGAGATGTTGACCTTGTTGAGCATGCCCGCGATCCAGTTCCAGGCCTGCGCGTAGATGTTGAAATAGGCGCGGACCGGCGCGAACATCGCCTGAGCGACCGTCTCAAAGATGGCCTTGACGCGCCCGGGCATGCTCTGGAACCAGTCCAAGAGGCCGTTCCACTTGTCCTTGAGAAAGTCGGCGACCATGCCGCCCGCCTCTTTGACCTTGTCCCAGTTCTTGACCAGGATGATGATGACCGCGATGAGCGCCGCCACTGCCGCGATGACGATGCCGATGGGGTTTGCCGTCATGGCGAGGCTCAGGCCCGCGAAGGCGACCTTGGCGACAGCAAGCCCCGCCGCGAGCTGCGGCAGAAAGCCGATGATGAGCAGCAGGCCTCCGCCCACGCTCAGCATGGCCGACGCGACCGCGAGGCCGATGGCCACCCACTTGACGAGCTCGGGGTCCAGGTTCTTCACCCACTGCACGAGCTTCTGCACCCAGCCGACGAGGTCGGTCATCACGGGCAGCAGCGCCGCGCCCAGCGTCTCCACGACGTCGCCCATGTTGTTCTTCAACAGGTCCATCTGCCCCGCCATCGTCTGGCCATACGCCTCAGACTGTCCCGCGAACATCTGACGCAAGAGCGCCCACTTCTCTTCCTCGGTCTCGACGGACTTCAAGGCCGGAATCAATCGCTCGACCATGCCCCAGTTGCCGGCGAGCGCCATGCCGATGAGCTGCGTCGAGCTGGCCAGGTCCTTCTCTGTGCCTGCCGATATGTCCATCGCCACCGTGAGCAGGTCCTGCGCCTGCGTCATGTCTCCGGTCATGCCGATAAGCACAGCCAGCGCGTCGCGTTGATCGCTATCGGAGACGGATGTCTTCTGCTGCTGCGCGTCTATCCACGCCTCCAGGCTTTCCCGGGAGTCGTCGTACGACAGCCCCATGTTCTTCATCGCGGTAGAGAGCTTGACGATGCCGGCCTCTTCCTCCGCGGCTGCGGCCACCGCCATGCCGAGGCCCGCCGCCATCGCAGCACCCGCGCCCAGCATGGCGCCGCCCGCGTACTTCATCTGCTTACGGGTCATGCCGAGCTTCGCCTCGATGCCCTCCAGTGTCTTCGACGCCTCGTCCTTCGCCTTGACGATTATCTGGAGCATGTTGCTACTGGACATGCGCCCTCCTCTCCTCGAGCGCCTGGTACCGCGCCTCGGTGCGCATGAAGCGCCGGATGGAGTCCACCACGTCCCATGGCGTCTCCTGCAGGTCCCTCCAGCTCCAGCCCATGTGTCTCATCACCTCGTACTCCACATATTCGACCGGCACCTGCCCCCTGCCCGTGCGCAGCGCGGCCCACACCCGCAGATCTATCTCGTCCTGTGGGCCTTCGCTTTTGGGCGCATAGAGTACCTCTCGTCCACGGCCTCCAAGAGCATCTCGGCCTGCCTCTGTTCCAGCATGGCCAGCGTGTCCCTGTTGATGGGCGCGACTGTGCCGTCAGCGCCGGTGAGGTTCCACTCGCGGACATTCAGCTCCAGGATGAGGAGCTTCGCGCCCTTTATCTCGATTACCTCGAAGTCGTCATTGGTGAATTCGCGCTTCTCCGTCGGGATGCCCTTCAAGCGGATGCGGGCCATCTCGTCCTCGAGCCGCGTCATGTCGCCGAAGCTCATGCGGTGCTTGACCTTGGCCCACTCGCCGCCTCCCAGGTCGATGGTGTCCAGCTCGGTCGGGTTTACCAGTGGCATCGTTCCCTCCTCGCATTTCTCACGAAATACCTCCCTAGACCGTCGACGCTCCGTTCACAACCTCGACGCTGAACTCGTGGTCGTTCTCGACGTCGCCGATGGACGCGAACTTGACCGCCACGACACTTGCGCCGTCCTTGTCCGCTATGGTCTCCCAGTCGGTGTAGACGCCCCACAGGTCGAAGGTGAGCGTCTTCTTGTAGCTGTTCTCGAGGGTCGTGCCCTCGAACTCCAGCCTGAGCGCCCTCTTCGTCTGCGCCGCCCACGCGGCCCGCTCGGTGGTGGAGACGGTGTCGTTCCAGTGGATCGTCATGTCGAGCTCGACTCCCCGCACCTTCTCGGCCACGATGGAGAAGTACAGGTTGCCGTCCGCGGCCTTCAACGGAGCGAGGCCGGTGTCGAACCTGAGCGTGAAGTCAACGAGCGTCGCACTCTTCTGCGTGTCGCCGATGGACGCCCAAGCGTCGTCGATGTAGAGCTTGCCCCGGTTGAACAGCGCCGGTTCGACGGTCGGGAACGTCAGGTCAGTTGTGAACGTGCACGCCGTCATCTGCCGGCCGAACATCTCAGCCGTGACTTTGAGCGCCTCGTCGGGGGCGCCGGAGACCTCGATGCTGGAGACCATGCCGTACTCGACCTCGTAGGCCTGCACGTTGTCGCCGTACTCGATGGTGTAGGCGTTCTGGCCCGCGGCGGCGATGAGCGACGGCGTGAACGTCCAGGTGTAGACCGCCGCGGACAGCGTGATTTCGTCGATATCGACCGTGGCGGAGAGCTGAACGCTCACTGCCAGCCGCACCCAGTACAGGTCTGTCTCTGAGTCCACGTCGTCTACGTCCCAGTCTGACGGCGCGGTGAAGGTGATTGCCCCATCCTGCGCCAACGTCGCTCCTCCATCCGCGGTACCGTCAGTGATCGTCAGCGTTTCCCAGGATGACGAGCCTTTGCTGTACTCCGCTGAGAGTACAGAGGCAACCGCGTTGACGTTGCTGCCCATATCGACGACGATCCGTGAGAACTTCTGCGACAGCCCCACGTAGATGTAGTCGTCTGTGTCCAGGGCGTCCGCCGGCATGTGAGTCGCCGAGCTGCCATCTACCACCTCGTCCGTGTAGTCCGTGTACGCCGTGGCTCCATGCTCGTAATTCATGGCGCTTTCAGGGTAGAGCGGAGTTGCCTCAACGTCGCCCTGTACGCCCATCAGTAGCAGGTACAGGAACTGCTCGAAGGTCAGCTCGCCCTCGAACTTCAGCTCCGCCTGCTTGCCCGCCACGGTGGAGCGGGTGGCCTTGGTGAGCGCCCCCGTCTCCTCGTTCGGTCGCGCGAGCGCGAGCGCCTCTTTCATCGTCAGCGCGCCCAGGAGCTGCACCGTCGCCGCGACCGGCGTCCCGGGGGTGTCTTCCTTGCCTATCTGAATCTTCCTGAATCCGGTCAATCCCTGTGTCATATCAGCCTCCGTTACGTTGCTTCTATCCTACTCGCGGTGACCACAAGACGGGCGTCGGTGATGAATGTGTCGTCCGCCGTGTAGACCTGGTCGTAGTCCGCGTCGAACCGCTCATGGATGATGGTCCAGCCCTCGGAAGACTCCGCGTCCTGAAGACACTCGAAGATGGCCAGCACATAGCGCTGCGCCCGCCGCGACAGCTCCTCGGAGTCCTGCGCCGTGACCATGACCGCTATCTCAATCTCGTGATGGCCGCGAATCCAGCCGTCGCCGCGCTCGAAGGGACGGGTGTTGTGCGCCATGATGACCACCGCGGGAAAGGCCTCGATGGCCCGCTGTTGGGCGCGATACCAGCCGGCCACGTCGTCGAGTGTGATGGTGTCGGCGAACCTCGTGTCCAGCTCGTCGAGCTTGGCCGCCATGTTGGCCTGGAGGTATGTCAGCACGTCGCTGATAACGCCGTCCATGAGCTTAGTCGCCAATGCCTGCCTCCCTCGCCGAGCGGATGAGATGCAGGTGGATGAGCTTCGTCCATGCCACCTTCTGCCGCTCGTTCAACTGTATCGGCGGGCGCGCCGGAAAGACCGTTGTGCCCTTCTGGTGATACATGCCGTACGGCAGCGTGGTGCCCAGTCGCAACTGCAACGGGTCAACCTCGCGGATGGTGTCGCCCGTAATCTTTGACAGGGCGTCGCGCAAGGCGCCGGTTCTGACCAGTATGTCGGGCGGGTAGCCCATGAGGCGCTTGTGCGCCAGTGTGGAGGGAGCCAACGGCGCCCAGCCACCGGAGCCGGAGCGGCCCCCGGACGCGAACTGTTGCTCCTCGCCCTTGAAGAACTCGACTGCGATGGCGCGGAACGCGGGGGAGTAGTCCTTCACGTCCTCGGTGAAGCGCGAGAAGGACCGCTGCAGCTGCACATCGCCCGCTACGTCGAACGTCAGTGTGAACATCTAGAACTCCATGCTCCTGCGCACGCGCGGCTCCCGCCACGCGGACGATTCGTACGGCTCGGTGCTTCCTGCGTTCTCGGTGAAGAACGATGCGGGCACCATGTCGGAGATCTGCGTCACGGGCAGTGCGTCCTTGCGCAAGGCCCGCAGATATTCCTGGTACTGGCTCCACAGCCGGTCGCCCTGGGGCGAGCCCGCGGGAGACTCAGCCGCCTCGGGGAACATGGCGAACTCGGCCCGCGCCGCAGCGCCGACCGCGTTGACGTGCGTCAGGTGCGCCAGGAACTCCGCGGGAGCGGTCACGGGCACGGTGAGGCCTCGCGCTGCAAGAATGCTGTCTATCTCAGCCGCGATATCGCTGAGGAACGCCGTCACCTGCGTCGAGGTCGGCGTCGACGTCGCGCTGTAGGTGCGCTTCGGGTTGACCGCCTGTATGTCTGCCAGCTCAGCGTATGCCATGGTGTGTCTCCGTTACTCAGCCACGGGCGTCGATGCCGTCCTCTTCACCACGACCGAGAAGTCGCTGCCCTCGTCGAGCACGCCGCGTATCTGGTCCTCGGTCTCCTGAGCCTTGAAGCTCTCGACCAGGTCGTCGTCGATTCTCAGCTTCGCCTTTATCGTCACGTCGAGTACCATGTGTCCTCCTCTTTGAGCTCTGCGCTCACCTGGTGGGAGGAAGTTGCCCTCCTCCCACTGGCGTGAGAGCAGACCTAAGCCTAAGCGTCCTTCAGCTTGATGGCCGTGCGCGGGTCGCCGAATCCGGTCACGAACCGGGCGTCGACGCCGTAGAGGAACTGGCGCTTGATGAACGCCCGTTCGCCCTTCGGGTCATCGAGACTCACGAACTCGGGAGCCTGCCGGTTCTGGAGGATGACCGGCTTTACCTCTTCCGACGTGCAGAGGCAGTACCAGTCGGTCTGGTCGAGGTCGATCCACGGGGAGACCACGATGGTCTTCACGTAGTCCATCTCAGGGCGGCGCGTGCCGGCAACTCCGGGCAAGAGCGCCTCTTTGATGAGGATCTCCATCTCCGGCCCGCAGACGACGGTGTCGGGCATGAGGTTCATCGGATTACCCTGGTCGTCCTGGAAGTTGCGCATGGAGCTCACTGCCGCAGCGAGCCCCGAGCGGACCTCCGTAGCGCTGGCGGAGTAGGCCCCGGAGAGCAGGTTGTCGATGTTGGCCGATGCGCCGATGACGCGGGTGTCGGCGAAGAACGCCGAGCCGTCGAACGCCGTCAGCGTCTCGCCGTCGTCGAGCTGGGAGAAGACCTCCGCCGTGACCTTCTTCAGGTAGGCCCGCGCCAGGGAGCGGATGCGCGACTTGATCATGCCGTACTTGTCGTCCGAGAGGGCGTCGCGGTCCACCTGGAGCGTCGCCTCCCAGTGCTTGTTGACGAGCGTGTAATCCCAGTCGCGCAGGTCGTTGAGCTGCCGGACGTCCTTCCACTCGGACATGGCCGGAATGGCCCCGAGCCAGTTGTAGGACTCGCGGTCGGTCGTGGACGGCATCTCGCTCGCGATCTTCGCCCAGTCCTGGTTCACTCCCGCGAGCTCGCCAAGGGCCTGCTGGAAGATCACGTTGTAGCCGGTTCTGAGTCCGGCCAGAATGTCAGTTGTGACTATCATCTGTCATCGTCTCCTTTCCTAGCATTCCCTAGGCTGCCGCCGGCAAGACCAGTGCGGTGATGCGATACTGGCCCCCGCTGCCCGCCGTGGACACGGTGGCCAGCAGCGCCTTCTCCTCGGTCAGTTCGCCACCCTTCACCAGCACATCGCCGAGAGTCATCGACCCGAGCACGGTAGTGGCGAAAAACTTGTTGGTCGTGTCGGTCTCGCCGATGATGATGTCGTTGCCGCCCGCGCCCTCCTCGACGCATTCGATGACGAGGACGACACATCGCGCACCCTCTCCGCTGCCGTTGGCTGCGAGCAGGGTCACCGGAGACGAGCTCTCATCGGTGACGAGCTCGGACAGCGCCACTCCCGCCGTCACCAGTCCGGAGACGGTGTCGTTGGCCGTGACCAGGGCGGATATCTCCGTCTCCTGGCTAAGCAGAGATGCCAGCTCCACGGTAAGTCCCACTGCCGGGCCGATGTCCACCCAGCCGGAGGTCGTGCTGACGTATTCGACAAGCACGCCGACAGGGATGTAGTTGGTGACCGTCGTGTCGTCGAACGTCTGGTCGTCGACCAGGTACATCATCTGGCCGACCATCGCCTGGGTGATGCTGGTGGCTGCCATGAGGAATACTCCCTCGGTGTAGACGCGCACCCACACATTGCCCTCCGGCCCGCCGTCGTTGTCGCCCTGTTCGACCGCAACGCCCGCGAACCGGTAACTTGCGGTGTCCACTCCGGCTACCGCGTATCCGTCCGTATTCAGGGTCACGAAACCACCCTTGTAGATGATGTCGTCACCCATCGGGAAGCTCTTGACTCCAGGGTCCTTAGCCGCTGTGATGCGGTCGGCGCTCAAATTGTCTATCATCGCTACTTCGCTCCTTTCTCGGAAGCCCGCGCCGTCGCGAACTCTTCGAGTTTGATGCCGAGCGCCTCGGCGACCTTGCGGTCACTCTCGCTCAGCTCCGCCCCTGCCGGATTCGCGGAGTCGGCTCCCGACCCTCGCTCTCCCAGCTCCACGACCTTCGGCTGCGCTTCCATGAGCGCCGTGAAGGCCTTCTCGTCGATTCGCAGTGCGGCCCTGGCCGCCTCCACCTGCGCCGGCAGAAGCCTGCCGTCATTGACGAGCTTGTCCACGATCTCCCCGACGTGCTTCTCCTGGAGCTGCGCCTCCGCCGCCGCCAGCTTGGCTTTGAGGTCCTCGTTCTCGCTGAGCTTGTCAGCGGACTTGAGCGCCTCGATGCCCTTGAGGACCTGGTCCTCGGTTGCGTCGGCGGGAAGCCCCAGCACCTTCGCTGTTGCCTCTCTCATCTGTGTCTCCTCGTCGTTTGTATTCGCGGGGGTGCCCGCGTTCGACTCCTCTGTTGGTTCAACCGGCACGTACCGGATAGTGACCTTGACGGCCTTGTCCATGGCGAACGCCACGACGCCGTCCTCTGACACCGTGTACGGGACCTGCTCGAAGCCGCCCGTCTTCTCCACAACCACGCTGTCGGCGAACACGTCGCGTATCCAGCCCGCGCCCTCGTTGATTGCGCCTGAGAGCCCGCCCTGCAACTGCGCCCACCAGGCGTCGCGTACCATGCGGGCCTTGGCGTCCAGACTCTCGGACACGTCGCTGTTCTCGGCGACAGCCGCCTTCGCCAGGAGCGCCCGTAGCTTGGCCTTGACTTCCCGCAGGTAGGTGCGGATGGCCGGCGCTCCGGCCTTCGCCTTGATGGCCGGCTCCGCCTCCTCGATGACGCGGTCCAGCTCCGTCATCAACCCGTCCAGTGATAGGACCTGTTTCTCTGCCATGTAGACAACCACCTCCGGGATTGCGTTCTCGTCATATGCCGCGCGTATGTCCGCGATGGTCTTGACCGCCGGCACGTCAGCGCCCAACAGCGCGACGGCTTTGAGTACCGCCGGCCACGTCTTGCCACCGATGCTGTAATCGAAATAGAGCTCTGAGCTGACCTTCTTGTAGCCGCCCGCCTTGATGACGTCGGCGAGCTTCTTCGGCACGCCCTTGAAGTCGGCGACGAGCTTGTCGCCCTTGACCCGGAGCGCCTGCACCCAGCCGATGGAGGGGAAGCCGGACTCCTGGATGATGGCCTGGTCGTCGTCGTGGCCGAGTTTCAGTGGGGGCTCGTAATTCAACTCCCGGTCTGCCAGGAGCGCCTTGAAGGACTTCACCAGGTTCTGCAGCGTCTCCAGCTTGTAGGTGCGGGTTACGCTTCCGTGCCACTTGCCGACGGCCAGTATTTCGACGTCGGGGATGTCCACCGTCGCGAGCTCGTCGTCCTCTGCGTTGTCGCGCCGCTCTCCGGTCGTGGACGCCCGCATCCTGGCGCCGCACTCCGGGCACGTCTGCTCGTTGCAGGGCTGTCCCTCATCTACCATCACGGTCGCGCCACACTCGGGGCAATAGCACTCGTGCGGACCGTGTGGGTGCGGCTCGGCATCGGCGTCGCGCTTGACCCATTGTTCGCCGCGCTTCTCGTAGGCCTTGCTCACCGCTGCCCAGGCGACCTTTGCCGCCGCGGCCTCATCGCCGTCATACTGCTCGAAGGCGATATTGAACGCCTCGCGCCAGATGTCCCGCGCGTGCTCGGGCAGTGCCTTCACGGCGTCAGGCAGATTTCCTGCTGTATACGGCATGTGTCATTCTCCTCAGCCGCGCCTGCCGGCGGGCTACCATCTCGCAGTAGTCGCGGTAGCAGCGCGTCGGCGCGACGCTCTTGTAGTGGTACGTCTTGCACTTCGGGCACCAGAACATGCCGGCGCGCATGGAGGCTATGACGCACACCAGCATCGCCAGCAGCAGAGTCGTGACCACAATCGCTGCATCTACCATGTCACACCTTCGCGGGCGTCTCCCCCTCGTGGATGAAAATCAGCAGGCAGCGGCACCGCCCCCTGCCGAGGCAGTCCTTGTTGCCGCCCGCGTACTGCGCCGTCCGAGGGTCGTCGTAATCCCACTCCTGCCCGTCCATGGGCGCGCAGACCTCGCAGGCGTTGCCGTCCAGGATGGCCGAGTATTGCACCCTGTCGATGTCGTTCTTGTACTGCGCCGCGGCCTCGCTGCGGCCGTAGTTGAACGACTCCGAGGCCCCGTAGCCCGCGGTCTCTTTGAGGGCGCTGTCTGATATGGACGTGAGCCCCTCGCGCAGGCCCTTCTCGTCGAAGATGCCCTTCGCCATCATCCGGAGCGCCTCGAACGAGACATATGTCCGGAGCTTGTTGGCGTAGGCGGCGGTCGCCGCACGGATCCGCGCGCTCATGAGCGCCGTCAGCACGAGCTCGTCATCCGGGGTGATGGGCTCCTCGTTCCGCGCCGCCACGCCCTGCGCCTTCATCTCGGCCTTCACCGAGGCGGCGCCGTAGTCGTGCAGCTCCTTGAACATCTTCTGCAGCAGCTCGGCGAGCTGGGGCCGGTAGCGCACATCGACGCCCTCGACCTTGTCGAACTGGCGCTTCTCCACGATGGGCTTCAAGGCGTCGATGAGGTTGTCGATTATCTTGTCGGCGACCGGCTTCGCGTCCGTGACGAACTCGGCCTGCGCCTTATCGAGCGTTGACTCGACTTCGTCCAGGGCGACCAGCTTCTCCTCGCTGCGCAGCTCGCGGACGAACTCGGTACCGTGCCAGTGGCGCTCGGCCTGAGTCGCCTCCTCGGGCAATGCAGGGAGCTTCAGGAAGGCCCGCAGGCTGTCCTCGAGATCTCGCCCCGGCGTCAGCAGTCCCGCCATGACAAGGTCGGTGACCGACTTCGCGTACTTCTCCGTGTCCCGCGTCTCCAGTCCGGAGACGGTCAGGCGCGGATAGGCGTCCACATTGCCGTAGTTGAAATCCACCCACTGCGGTATGGCGTAGCGGTTCATGGTGTCGCAGATGTTGGTCGTCACGGCCCGCAGCGCCATGAGGAAGAACGAGCTCTGGTCCCGCGCGAGCGCCCACGAACCGACGTCGCCTGAGCCGAGGTTCAGGAACTGCGCCAGTACGGACCTCGATATCATGCGGTCATGGTGCTCGATGGACGGCATCACGTCGCGGATGCTGCCGGTAAGTCCCGTCATCTCGAACTTGATCTCCTCCGGCAGCCGCAGGTACATGCGCTCGTGCGCCTGTATCATCTGGCCCATCTCGTCCAATTTGGCCTTTGTCTCGGCGTTGGCAGTCGGCGGGTAGGTGAACACCGGCAGTCCGACCGCGTGCCGCTCGGCAGCGATGCCGTCGATGCGATACAGCAGGTCCTTGAAATACCAGTGCTTGTACGCGGCCCTGAGCAGGGAGACGCCCTCGAAGTTGCTGCCCTCTTTCTCATTCGTAAAGACGAGAAGCTTGTCCGAGGGTATCGTCACCTGGACGTACTGGTTATTGACCCACGACTGCTGCACCACTCCGGAGAGGCCTCCGTGCGCGTCCAGCTCCCACTTGTAGAGCGTGCGCGGCAGCCTGGGCGCGAGCTTGCGCCAGTAGAGCTTGCCGTCCACAACCTGCCAGACTTTCTCGAACATGGAGAAGCCGAACGGCAGCATGAGGAGCACGTGAGAGAGGTACGACTGCCACGTGATGGTCATGCCCTCGAACAGGTTCCACTCCAGCTCGCGGGCGATATCGATGTCGGCGGGAGAATCGGAGGCGGGCTCGACGGACCATGTGGCCGCGTGGATGGGGAGCGTGCAGGCGAGCAGGGTCGCTTTCACCTGCCCGTCAGAGCGGCGCATCTTGTCGTAGATGGCGCGCCCCAGCGAGCCGCGCAGGTCGGCGTTGTACTCCTCGTCGGAGATGAATCCGGAGTAGATCGCGGTGCCGGTCCCGCCTATCTCGTCCTCGGTGGGGCGCTTCGGCTTGCTGTCCACCGCCAGAGTGATGCGCCCGAGTTTCAGTTCTCTCAATTCAGAACTCCCTCTTGCGGACTCCGGCGAAGGCCGGGCGTGATTGCGGTTCGTTCTTGGTGGCGTCGTCCAGCTTCAACTCCGGCTGCCAGCAGCGGGAGAGCCCGTGCACGAACGCATCGACTATGTCGTCGTGCGCCGCTTTCGGGAAGCCACCCAGCTCGTCCAGAAACATGTGCAGCCAGGGAGCCTGCCTCGGGAGCGATACTCGTCCTGCTTCGCATATTCCTGTCACCCGGCGGGCGCGCTGGGTCTTGTCGCCCTGCGGTGTGATTCCGACTATGGCAAGGTCTGTGTCCCGGCGCAAGACCTGTATTAACGGCTGTCCAGAGGCGGCGTCCTCCACCGCGACCAGGTCCGGATGGTGTTTCTCCGCCTGTGTCTTGACCGCCCGCACCAGGTCCGGAAACTCCACGCGCTCCCGCCAGACATCGACGACGGCGACGCCGGTCGCGTGCTTGGCGAGAGTGACACAGGCCGAGTAGTCGGAGGTGGCCTTGTCCTTGAATGCGGTGTCCCACACCTGTACCGTGAGCTGCGACACGGGCAGCACGTCGTGCCAGCGCCACCATTCGGCCTTGAAGATGTTGCCGCCCTCGGACTGCGGCCGCTGCTGATACAGAGACGCCCAGTAGTACGGCCCCTCCTCCTCGCGTACGCGCTCCAGCTCGTGGCGCGGGTAGCGCTCCGGCCACAAGGCCTCGCCCTCGGCTCTGCCCAGTGGGTCGTTGTCCTCGGCCAGTGCGGGTAGCCTGAGCACGTGCCAGCCCTCGCCTTCGCGGCCTGTCACCCTGCCGACCAGGTCCGCTTCGTGCCAGCGGGTCATGACGATGATGATGGCCGCGTTCGGGGCGGCCCTGGTGCGGAACGCGGTCCGGTACCAGGTGTCGGTGTTCTCGCGGATGAGCGCGGACGAGGCCTCAGCCGCGTCCTTGGTGGCGTCGTCGACGATGCCCAGGTCGAAGCCTCTGCCCGTGAGCCCACCACCGACGCCGACGGCGTAGTATGAGCCGCCCTGCACGGTGCCCCACTCGTGGGCCGCTTGCCGCTGCGGGATGACCGACTCCTGCCCCGCGCGCTCCGGACGGTAGCGGACCTCCGGGAACAGCGCCGCCATCTCGTGGCCGACGAACAGGTCGCGCGCCCGGCGGCTGTGCACGAGCGCGATTGACTCGCCATAGCCCGCCTGCACGATGGAGCGCTCGGGATGTCTGCCCAGGTACCAGCAGGGGAAGGCGACGGAGACGAGCTGTGACTTGCCGTGTCGAGGCGGCATGGAGACGATGAGGCGGGTTATCTCGCCGCGCTCGACCGCCTCCAGCGTCTCGGCCAGCAGTCGTATGTGTGGCGGAGTCTCGTACTCAGGCCATGTGTAGCGGCAGTACTCAATGAGCGAGCGTCGCGCCAGGCGTCGGCGCAGCAGTTCCTCCGCTGCGTCCACCCTGAATGACCTGTACGAGCTCCGCGTCGCTGAGTTCCTGCGGTACGATGCTTTGACCCTTGGTCGTGACATCTGTCTCAATGCGGTCCACCATGCCTAGATGATTCTTGGCCAAGAAGATGCACATGGTCGCATTCTGTTGTGCGAGCTTGAACATCATCCGGCGCAGTGCGATTTTACCGTTGGTCCTATGCGTTGCGAAGAAGTCCGAAAAACCGACGCCGCGCTGTTCGCGGATGCGCTTGTCCAAGGTGTCGACAGACACATGGAACCAGTCTGCGATTTCCTGAGCGGAGCACTGCAAGGCGCAGAGCTTCTCTGCTTCCGTGAGGTCGATTTCCTTGCGTGGCCTTCCGGGCTTGCCCATAGGTCTATGGTATCACGGTTGCGGTAGTGTCGTTCATGTCCTCAATGTCGCCCGCCTCTACCTCGCCAAACGCCTTGATATTCGCCGGGTTGCCTTTGTAGAACACGAGCACGTTCTGGTGTGTCTTGCCGAGCTTGCGGTATCCCTGAAACTGCTTGCCGAC